CGCTACCTCCGAGCCTTCATCCGCTCTGCCAGCCCCGGATGAATCTTCGTCGGCTCCGTCGGAGGCGCCTTCCACAGATCCTCATCCCGAAACGCAGCCAGAACCAGCCCAATGTTCAGGTTCAGATGCTCAGGGTTCTCCTGACTAAGGGTTGCCGCAGCCTTCAAAATCTCAAGCTTCGTCAGGTCATCCATAAATCCTCCAAGTTGTTTCGATTCTACGCCCCAGTAGCACCGCAGCACCGCACCCCCGAAGGAACCCGCCCCCATGACCCTCCACCTCCACTCACCTGCGATTCAAATAGCCCAGCAGGGACGTGGCCCGGCGGATGAGTTCGGCGAGCAGCTCCTGGTCTGCCAGGCCAAACCGACTCTTCCGGCAAGAGTCCGCAAGGTCATGTTCGGCCTTGCGGTAGCGCTCCAACTCGCGGCGGAACCCGCTCCGGCGGAACGGGGACAGGTAGAACTCAACCTCGTCCATACCGTCTCGAAGGCCGGACATGACGTTGCCGGCCGCTGCACCCTCGATCTGCCGCTCCAGCACCTCGCGGTGGGCGCTGGCGATCGGGTTCCATTCCTTCCGCTTGTCCCGACCAAGGGCGTACCGGTTGCCCAGCCAGAACGTGCCAAGGCTGCACCCCAAGGTGATGCAAGGCCAGAGCCAAGGTGGTGGAGACGTCATGAGTTTCCCTTTGAGCTTTGGTTCTACATTACATGCCCAATTTCCTCATTCCTACTTGGGTATTTCATTAAGTCCGAGTTCTAATCCCACCCCCGCGCCACAAAGCAAAGCCCCCTGGACAAGAGGGGGCTAGCAAAAGCGCGCCTCATGCAGGAGGACACAATGCAAATCGTACCCTTCAGGCCCGCGCCGCGCAAGCCCCGCAATCCCGAGCCCATCGCTCCGCTGAAGGTGGCGGCATGAACATGCGCGGCAAGCCCGAGATGGAGCGATTCTTTCAGTTTGTGCACTTTGAGCCCATGTCCGGCTGCTGGCTGTGGGCCGGAAGCTATCTCAACCACGGCTACGGATTCTTCCGGCGCACCGGCGGCGAGGGGGTGGCGGTGCATCGCTTCTCTTATCTCGTCCACAAAGGCGAGATCCCGGCAGGAATGCACGTCCTTCACCTCTGTGATAACCCCTTCTGTTGCAACCCTGACCACCTAGAACTTGGCACACACCAGGAAAACATGGCACAGCGAGGACAGCGACACCGCCAGGCCTACGGAACCACAAATAGTCACGCAAAGCTGACAGACGCCCAGGTAATGGAAATCCGTTTCCTGGTGGCCCACGGGGAAACGCAGAAGGCGGTCGGTAATATCTTCGGAATTTGCAGCCCTAACGTATCCCGAATCGTGCGGGGCGAACTCTGGGGGCACCTTCCTCTTTGCTTAAAAGCCGAGGTGGCCTGATGTGCAATGAATTCCCCTACCCCTTTGAGCAGCCGCGCTGCGAGGAGTGCGGATCCATTTTGGACATGGAGATGGAGTCCGACGGCGTCCTCTGTGTGGATTGTCTTGCCGAAGCCGCCAATTTCCAAATGCCTGACTCGCCATCCATCCATCTTTTCACCGCCCACCAGATCGACGTCCTGTGCGGCGTCACCCACCGGAGAAAAACAGCATGAACCGTACCGAAGGAACTTCCGCCCTCGCCCCCCAGGTCCTCACCCCGGACCAGGAAGCCCAGCAGGCCCTCCAGAGTGCCATGGAGGTGCTCACCATCGCCAAGGCCGTGGTGGTCAAGAGCGACCAGGACTACCGCGCCGCCGACGAGGCCTGCGCCGCCATCAAGGCGGCCATGAAGAAGGCCGACGCCAAACGCGACGAATTGGTGCGCCCCTTGAACACCGTGGTGAAGAAGATCAACGCCCAGTTCAAGGACGTGGCCAACGCCTTCGAGGGCGCGTTGCAGGCCTACCGAGGCCCCATGACCCTCTACCAGATGGAGCTGGCGCGCCTGCGCAAGGAGGCCGAGGAGGTGGCCCGCAAGGAGCGGGAGCGCCTCGAGGCGGTCGCCCGGGAGGATGCCCGCAAGGCCCAGGAGGCTGCCGACGAAGCACGCCGGCAGGCCGAGGCGGCCCAGGCGCTCGCCGCCGATGATCCCTTCGAGGCTGCCCTGCGCCAGGCGGAGGCTGAGGAGGCCGAGCGTTCCGCCCAGTCCGCCCAGGCGCTGGCGCAGCAGGGTATCCAGGATGCGAAGCACGGCCCGACCGGGACCGACTACGTGCCCAAGGTCACCGGGGCCGGCTCCAAGACCTTCACTGTCTGGGACTTCGAGGTAATCGACGCCGACCTGATCCCGATGAAGTACCGCCCCATCGACTGGAAGCTGGTCGAGCGGGACGTGCGCGAGATGAAGGACAAGTGCGTCATCCCCGGGATCGAGGTCAGCTCCCACGTCGAGGTGAAGTGATGCAGCGCTCCGATAGCATTGTCAACCTGGTCAAGGCCCTGGCCGTCGCCCAGTCCAAGATCAAGAACCCGAAGAAGAACACCAAAAACACGTTCTTCGGCTCCTCCTACGCCGACCTCGCCGAAGTGCTGGACATGGTCCGGGACTCCTTCGACGGCACGGGCCTGTCCTTCATCCAGATGCCCACCTATGACGGCGACATCGCCCGGGGCACCCTGACCCTGGAGACCACCCTGTTCCACGAAACCGGGGAGTGGATCACCTCCACCTGGTCCTCGCCGGTCCCGAACCAGAAGGCCCGGGACGGCAAGGACATCCCCATCGGACCCCAGGCCATCGGCTCCGCTACCACCTACATGCGCCGCTACGCCGTCACGGCCATGGTGGGTATCGCCCAGGATGATGACGACGGCGAGAGCCTGAGCGACCAGAACCGGAAGGGCGGCAAGGATGGCGGCCAGGATCACCAGGAGGAGCGGAAGCCCCAGCAGCCCGCGCGCCAGGCGGCGAGCCAGACCACTCGGGCCGTCAACCAGGACGACAAGCTCCGGCGCGATCAACCCGACGCGTGGCCACTGGAGGCGCAGGAGGAGTTCGCCGCCCTGTCGGACCGGCTCTACAAGGCCTTCAAGGTGGCCAGCACCATCGACAAGTACAACGCGGACGCCGAGCGGTGGAAGGCGAACAAGGCGAAGGACCCAGCATCCACTGTCTTGCCGGCAATGATGAAGTGGACCGAGACCCTGGAGAAGGCCGCCAAGGAAGCCGCGGCCAAGAAGGCCGACCCTGCCGCCCCCGCAGATCCCGCCGCCGAGCCCGCAGCCTGACCCATGGCCGGCGCCCCCTACCCCAAGACCCCCGCCTTCCGCAGCCAGGCGCTGCGCGACCTGGCCAAACTCGCCCCCTACTGCATGTCCTGCAGCGGGGGACACGAGGGCGAGATGGTCGGCTGCCACTCCGATGCCCTGGAGGACGGCCACGGCGCCGGGCTCAAGGCCAACGACGTGCTGGCCTACTGCTGCAAGCGCTGCCACGACCAGATCGATGGCCGGCGCACCTCCGACGCTCCTCTGCTGCCCCTGGATGAGCGCCGGGCCATGTTCTACCGCGCCGCCTACCGGACGCAGGCGTGGCTGTTCCGGGAAGGCTTTCTGAGGGTGGTCGCATGAACCATCAACCCACTACCTGCCCGTACTGCGGGCAAACCCACCCCGAAGGGTTCCGCTACATCGGGATCGGGGGCGGCTTCTCGCTCTTGATCTGCCGGATCTGCCGGAAGAAGTTCCGCTTGGCGGAAGGCCACGGGGGTGATGAATGATCCCGATCATCTGCGCCTGGGCCGTGAGCCTCGCCGCCGGCGGGATCGTCCTCTACGCCGTCCTCACCGAACCCAACAGGAGGGGGTGACCCCATGAATCAACTCGACACCGCCATCACCCTGCAGCTGAAGCTCGTCGCCGCCATGCGCCGGGTGCGCGACACCTGCCCCCGCTGGTGGAGCGAGGAGCGGATCCGCGCCGCCCAGGAGGCCGACCTGGAGTGCCAGGCCCTGCTCGCCGAGACCGAAAACGCCTGGGATCTGGCATGAGCGCCACCCACCTGGCAGGCCCATGGCGCGGTGGATGGCACCTGGCCATGGACTGGGACGCGGCCCGGGGAGACTGGGCCCGGACCGCCACGCGCGGCCAGCTGCGCATCGTGCAGGGCGAGCGGACCCACCTGGCCTTCCTCAACGCGCTGGACCGGATCGACGGCCGCAAGGTGCTGGCCGACTTCATCGCCGGGCTGGAGGCCGGCCTGAGCCAGGAGGAGGCCTCCAGGCCCCGCCCGTTCGGTCCGGACGGCGAGCTGCTGCCGGCGGGCGCCGCCCCGGAGCTTTCGCCAGAGCCCCTGCTGCTGGATCCCGAGCCCGAAGAAGTGGAGGTGGACGACGAAGATGACGGCTTCCAGGCCTGCCCCGAGCGCGAGGCAGCGGTGGACTGGAAGCCCGGCGAGCGGAAGATCTGGGACTGGAACGGCGTGCTGAGCCAGCGGGACCTGCGCGCCCTGTCCCGCCTCAACCTACCCCTGGAGCGGCAGACCCTGGTGTCGAACCCGCGCCCGGCCGGGGACTTCCAGGACGGAAACGCCCGGATATGTGCTGTGGGCGGTGAGGTCTGCATGTCCATCACTCTGGGCGTGTACGGCGATGCCCTGGGCATCTTCGACGTCGGGTTCACCCACCCGGAGGGCATGTGCTCGGGCGGCGCATCCGGCAGCTGCATGCCGGCGGGCCAGCTGTGCGAGGCGGTGCGGATGATCCTCCAGGACCGCCAGGCGCCGCCAGAACTCCTTCCCGTCGATGCCCCGGCCCCCCGCTGGGTCCAGCAGTCCCTGTTCGATCTCATGGAGGCGATGTGATGGCCATGAACGCATTAGGGCGCCTGAATGGATTCATTCGTTCCATTCCGCCGTCTTTTGTCACAGATACACCGCTCGAATTCAGCGCAATAAGCGAAGTGGCAAAATCCATTTCTGATCCATCCCGAACCCCTGAAATGCGCCTCAGAGAACGCATGCGAATGCAACTTGGGGCCCTTCTGTTTAATGGAATTCCCAGGGTTGCATATGACTTTCCCATGTCATTACTAGAATCCCTTCTTGAATCCAATATAGACCCGCTTGATATTCCGTCTGATGTGCTCCAACTACCTCATAAATGCATATACATCGGAGCATACACAAAAAATAGCAATGGATTCGAGTTTTATATGGCCGAAGAGATCTATGGATCAGAAATGCGCAACATCCTGTTCATTGCCTCTGATTCGACGGTCATCATTCCCGCCATTTCGGGCGAAACATTCAGAGAATCAATCAGCCACGTGCTTGAAGGAGTTGGATTCACTACTGATAAGAATTCCGACTATTGGGAAAGGGCAATACGGGGCTTGGGGATCATGCTCAATGTGGCATTGTTCCTAACTGGCGGAGACCTTACCGAAACGGTGATTCCAGGCAAGACCAGGAAAAGAGCGCGCAACCTTGCCGGATGGGAGAGAACGGACGCTATCTGTGGCGCGGTGGGAGGACGCTTTTGTTCCGCGCTGCGGCGGTGGCAAAACAGCCAAGCCACTGAATCGGCACTATGCCCGCACGGCTCACCGCGGCCCCACCTCCGGGCCGGACATTGGCACCTCTACTGGACGGGCAAGGGGCGATCTGTTCCCAAGGTGCAGTTCCTTCACCCTTGCCTGGTGAACGCCGACAGCATCGCCCCCGGCGTCGAGATTCAGCGGAAGGTCCAGTGACCGCCGCCCGCTTCACCTCCCCCGTCGGCCACGACCTGCCCAAGCCGGCCATGAGCCCCGCGAAGCTGGAGGCGGCCATCGCCACCGCCCGGGCCCGGGTCGAGGCCCACAAGGCCAGCCGGCCCGGCCATACCGACATCCCCGCCCTGACCGCCTGGGCCCAGGCCCACGACCTCCTCCGCTTCGACCTGGAGCTGCTGCTGGGACAGCGGCCGGCCCGGGACGTTCCCACCCCAACCATTCCCCCGCCGGCCCGCCCGGCCCCCACCATGGAGATCCCCGTGAACGAGCACGAACTGAAGGTGCAGGACCTGCTGGCCGAGATCAAGGCCTACACAGCGCGCGCCGCCAGCGCCATTGACCGGGCGGCTTTCCGGCAGATCTACCAGAAGGTCAACAACCTGCGGCACAAGGCCCGGGGGATTGCCAAGGCGCACGATCTGGCCGAGCCGGTCTTCCCGCCGCTGCCGGTCAACCCGTTCGCAGAGCAGGTGCCGATGCCGACCCAGGCGCCCACGCCCACCGTGGACACCGTGCTGGACCAGCACCTGCCCGCCCTGGAGCTGCCCGAAGAGGGGGAGATCGCCGAGGCCGGGATCCGCGGCCCCGTGGAGCAGCTAGAGAAGGCTGGTCCGGGCCCCTACGTGGAGCCCACGGCCGAGGTCATCCGGGCCCTGCTGCCGCCCCAGGACGCGGCGCGGATCTCGGCGGAGTGGATGGCCGTAAAGGTCCAGCCCAGCGAGGCCCTGCAGGAGCACCTGGCGCAGTTCATCGCCGACGCCCGGGCCCTGCTGCCGGCCTGGGTGCCCCTGGTCCAGGCGGAGCTGCTGCGTGCCCGGGCGAAGTTCCCCGGCTCCGAGCACCGCACCCTGGCCCTGATGGAGGAGGCCGGCGAGGTGGTGAAGGCGGCGCTGGACCTGCACAACCGCAAGCCCGGAGCCACCCGGGAGGCACTGCACGCCGAGATCATCCAGACCATGGCCATGTGCGTCCGGCTCTATGAGGAGGGCGACCCGGGCGTGCTGGGCGAGGGGGCCGCGTGATCCGGCGCCTGCTCGCCACCCCCGCCGCATTCTGGGCCGGATTCGGGATCCTCATGTGGGCGTTCATCCGCATCTTCCCGCCGCCGGCCCGGCCCCGGCCGATGGTCATCCCCCCTGCCCGCCCGGATTACCTGGGCATCCACCTCCCACCCATCGTGCTGGGCCTGGGTGTGGCCGCCACACTGGCCGGCTACCTCTACGTGCTCTTTGGTTCCGACGATTTTACAGGAGCAGAACCATGAAACTCAATGTCCACGCCGTTTTAGCCTGGATCGTGGTCCCCGTCGTAGCGTGGGGAACCGTGGTCTTGATCGCCCACCACATGCTCCGCTGAGCCTGTCCAGCCTCGGAAGGAGGAAACCTTGCCCAAAAAATTTCAGGTCGAAGTGAAGGACGATGACGCTGCCCAGACCGGTAGCGCGTGGCGGGAGATCGCCAGAAAGCGCGAGGCCGAAATTCAGCGGCTCCAGCGCAGGGTCGCGGAACTGGAGGCAGGGCTAGAATCCTGTGCCGAACACCTGGAACTGGCGCTTTCCCGCCTTGGCTGCCCCACCGAAGGAAACGATGGCGGTAGCCACGGGCATGACGCCGACGACATGGGCGGGATTCGTGCCCTGGAAACTGCCCGCGACCTTCTCAACCGCTGATGTCCAAATCCGGGAACCCCATGGATTACTCCGATCGCCTAAAAAAGAAGGATTACGAGGTCCACCCGATCCAACTCCTGCTGGCGCAGGAACTCGTGTCCCTCAACCACTACGCCAAGGGCGGGAGCAACACGGCTACCTTCATCCATGGGTTGTTCCGGCGGGATGATCCCTGGCTCTGCCTGGGCGTGGCGTGGTGGATCCCCCCAACCCGGTCCTGCGCCCAGTTCATTTATCCCCCAGCGTGGCAACGGGTGCTGGCCCTATCCAGGCTGATCGTCCTCCCGAACGTGCCGAAGAACGCCGCCTCGTTCTTGATCTCCCAGAGCGTCAACCTGATCGAGGCCGATGGCCGGTGGGACAAGCTGGTGACCTACGCCGACACCTGGCAAGGACATACCGGGGGGATCTACCGGGCGACGAACTGGACTTTCGAGGGTTCGACCAAACGCAAACCCACCTGGCTGGACCAGGACGGCCGGATGGTCTCCATGAGGTCCGGCGCCCATACCCGGACCAATGCGGAGATGCAGGCCCTGGGATACCGCTTCCAGGGCTACTTCACCCGCCTCCGATTCACCAAGGCCCTTCACCCCCGGCCGGCATCCCCGGCACGGCCCCTGCCAACCACCCAACCACTGTTCGACATCGCCTAGACGGCGAATGTCCACCTGCTGCGCATGGGGGTCCCGCTCAAGGACGTGCAGTCGATGGCTCGGCACAAGTCCAAGGCGACGACACTGGATTACTATGAGGAGTCGGACGAAGTGAAGAAGGAAGCACAAAAGAAGCTGGCCAAGGGAATGGGGTTCTAACTTAGAAAGAACCGACATGAAACCAGCAAAAACCAATGCAACGTTTGCCCTGTGGCGGGTTAGTGGCGAGCGCCGCCCGCAAACCCGCATGGTTGCTATGCCGGCTTAATACTACGAATCTGAGGGTCGCACGTTCGAATCGTGTCGGGACCACCAAAAAGCCCTTGAGAAATCAGGGGCTTTTCTTTGCCTACTTGCCAGTTACCCGGGACTCATTCTTCCCTGTTCTAGATGTAAGTGCTGCAAATTCGAGATCGATTTTAGGGGTGTGGCGAGAAAGTGGCGAACGCCGTTTTCCGAAAGAGCCTACAAGAAAGGCCCCGGAGGCCGAAGCCCCGAGGCCCTGGTGGCGCACCAGCCGATCAGGCTTCTTCGGCCGGGATCCAGGTGGGCGGCTCGATGCCAGCCTTGCGGCAGAACCTCAAGATTTCCTCCGGGTCGGAAATCACATCGTAGCCCGTGCCCGCGCATCGGCCCCGGCCGTCGTCCCAGATTGAATAGTACTGGGCGATGACCCGATTCCGGCCGAACCAGCAGCGGTCCATCCTGATCCCCGTGGACCACTGCTTGTCGTTGATCTCGATGGCGGCCTCCGGGTTGAGGGCCACCCGAACGGTCGTGGCGTCGCGGTCGTTGGTGTTGGCGATGACGTAAAGTCGGCTGCGTTTCGTGGTCTCGGTGGTCATGGCTGGTTGCCTCCTGCAACCAATATACAATCATGGTTGCCATGTGCAACCAGAATGAATGCCATGTGACCAAAATCACCCAACCCCGCCGGCGGGTGCCATGCGGGGCTGGATCAGATCACGATGCCGCCGGGGTGGTCGCCGCCGTCAGGGCCGCCTGGGCTGCGTCCAGCTGTGTCTGGAGCGGAGCGATCTCTGCCCTCAGTGGCACGATGGACGTCTCCAGGGCCTGGAGCCGGGCCAGATCAGCATTGCCGGCCGGAAGGACGGCGAGCAGGCCGGCACGGACCAAGCGGGCCTGGGTGCCCCCGTCCAGCGCATCGATCCGGAGTTGCAGCGCCGAGATCTGGGCGGTCAGGGTCTGGACCTGGACGGCGGCCGGGTAGCCCGGGAATGCGGCGGTTAGATCGGTTGGTGAGGCATGGGCGACGGGAAACCACACCTCGCCGGGAACGATCGTCGAGCCAGGGTCTACCGGATAGCAGTTTAGTCCGTTTTTGTTGTAGGCAAACATTTTATCTCCTTATCCGATGACGCTCACTTCGGCAACGCTGACGAGGGACGTGCCGATGGCGGCAGGAGTGTAGAGCGGCAGATCAATCGTGTTGGGGACGAGAGTTGAGATTCCGCTAGTAATTTTGAGGATTGATGAAGTGAAAGTTGGGAGCCCCGATCCGGTAGCCACGAACGTGAATAACGCGGCCTCGAACGACGCCACGCCAGAGCTACCCGCAGTCAGGCAGGTAAGCCACAGCTCTACCTTAATATTGCTGGCTCCAATAGGAAGCGCAACGACAGTGTTTAAGTAGTTGGCTAACCCCACCGAACCATAGATGGTGAGATTGCCCGCAGTCGTTATCGCCTCGGCCAAGAGCATGTCAACTTTTACAGTTTTCCCGGGAACAAAGAAATTAGCTGGGATTACCAGTGTGTTCAGGAAATTTGCGGCAACCAGTGTCGAGAAGGTGCCGCCAGCCGTGTGGGTGATTAAATTAGTATTTTTGAGCGCCGATAGTACCCCCGCCTTGAAGATGGGAACAGGGTTCGCGACCGCCCCCTCATTGGCTACGAGGGTCTGCTGCGTGCTGCTGATCGTCGAGGACGGCAGGGCGTCCAGCACCACCCAGTAGGTGCCGTTGTACTGGCAGATCGCGGTCAGCCCGGAGGTGATCACGGCGGGCACCAGGTTGCCGTTGAGGTCGTACTGCATGAGGCTCTTAGCGCCCAGGCCGGACACGTTCAAGGTGTTGCTACCGGTAGTGCCGGCGGCCGAGAACGTCACGTTGTAGCAGTCGTTCGTGGCCAGGGCTGTCAGGGCCGGAGTGGGAGTGAGGACGAAGGCCGGGGCCGTGCCGGTGGCGTTGAAGGCCGTGGCGGCCTGGGAGACCGCGAAGGCGGGGCCGGCCCAGGGCGCCCAGCCGGTCATGGCCGCGTTCGGGTCCTGGGTGTTGTTGGCGACGGTGCTGACCACCTCACCCATCCCGCTGTTGAGCTGGATCACGTTGCCGATCTGGTAGCCGCCAATGGCCGCAGCCAGGGTGGCCGAGAACGGGAACTTGCCGCCGGCGTTGACCCAGGCCTGGAAGGCCGTGACCAGGTTGAGCGCCCCGTTGAAGTCAGCCCCGGTCGGCGCCACGCCGCCGGCGAGCGGGTTGGCCATGTCGATGGCGGGGAAGCCATCCATGAGGCTGGCGTTGGGCGAGAGCGTGGGCCCGGCAGCCAGGACGCCTCCGGTGATCGTGCCCAGGGCGTTGATCAGACCCTTGTTGGGGCCGCTCCCGCTGGCCCAAGCGGCCGGGATGAGGGTAGGCAGAGCTAGCGCCATGGAGGCTCCTTAAATTGCGACAGGGTTGTACTGGCCGGAGAAGAGGACCCCGTAGCCGAAGGGGGTTCCGGCGCCGGACTCGCGAAACATGAACGTCTTGCCGGGCACATACCCGTTGTAGAGGTAGGCCATCACGCCGGCCGGCCGGGGCAGCACCTTGGAGTTGATGAGGATGTAGTAGTCCAGCAGACTCAGGTTCGTGAACGTGACCTGCATCTGCATGTTCCCGAGGTCGCTGCAGAAGGCGGCGCCGGTGCCGAAAAGGTTCTGCAGCATCTGGTTGATGGCCGGGCAGCTGGCGATGGAGATGTTCGCCAGGGCCTTGGTGAGGACGAGCGTCCGGTAGGCGGTGTCGCCGAGCCGGTACAGCGTGGTGCCCTTGGACCCGTCGTAGAGGGGGGCGGATCCGCCCGGGCCCAGGGGGGTGCCCACGCCGGACTCCCGGAAGTAGAAGCTGGAGTTGCCGGCGGGGATCGGGACCGTCCTGGAAACGCCGACGATCCGGCCCCACACGTCCAGGCCGTATCCCTGGGCGGTCAGCACGTTCTGCACCTGGTTAAAAAACAGGGTCAGGTTCGCCGACGGGTCGATGTAGCTGTTCATGTTCTGGATCAACTGCAGCAGGATCGGCGAATTACTATATTGGGCAAGTATGGTCTGCTCGAGGTCGATCATGCGAGCACCAGGGTGATGGTCCCGAGGGCGGGCACCTGGTTGATCTGCATGGCCTGGGAGTTGGCCCAGCTGCTGCCAGTGCTGACCTGGACGCCCAGGATCACGACCCCGGTCGGCAGCAGTGCTTGGATGGTGCTGTTGAACCTGCTGCCGTAGACCGTGGCGCCGATCTGGGCCACCGGCGCGCCCCCGTCGGCGCCGGTGAAGGCCGTGATCAGACCGGTGCTGGCCTGGAGCAGGGAGAGCGCGTTGCTGGGCGGGTTCGTGACCTGCGCCAGGGTGACCTGGATGTTCACCGGGGTGACCACGGCCGCAGTGAAGCTCACGTTGTAGACCGGCTGGGGCGGGGCGTAGTTCGAATCCGGGACCTGCACGGTCGTGGCCGCCCAGACGGTGCTGCCGCTGAAATTCCCGGAGCCCGGGGCGGCGCTCAGCACCCAGGCGGTGCCGCTGCCGGAGGCAATGGTGACTGCGGCGCCCGTCGAGGACAGGTAGGGCTGCCCGGTGGCGGTGATCAGAGTCTGGCCGGCGGCGATGACGCCGGAGGTCAGGGCGGTGACGGTCAAGGCCGTGCCCACGCAGGTGGCGGCGAAGATCGCGCTGGGGGCGTAGTTGCAGCCCGGGTTCTTCTTGCTCAGGATCGCCTTGGAGATCGCCGTGGGGTTCCCGCCCGCGGCCGCCACGTAGAGGCTGTTCGCCGGCAGGGTGATGCCGCCGGTGACCACCGCGGCCGCGGTCGGGTTCTCGTAGACGTAGACGCTGCTGGGCTGCTGGGGCGGCACCAGGGACGCCCCGCTGGCGAAGACCGCCGCCCGGACCGCCGCAGCGAACCCCTGGGCGTTGACGGCCACGCTCGCCTGGCGCCGGGCCTCGAAGGCCTGGGCGTTCTCCACCAGGTTGCCCAGCTGGGTCTGGGTTGCCCCGGTGATGGCATCCCACCCGGGCGTGGTCTGGTAGATGGCGAGCGGGGCGGTGAATGCGACCGGGCCCGAGGCCTGGGAGACGAAGACCATGGGGAGCGAGCCGCCGGTGCCGATGGTGCCGCCCGCGCAGGTGTAGAGGACCCCTGCCCCATCCACCGCCACCGGCACCCCCGCCGGGATCGGGGTGCCGGCCAGGCCGACGCAGGCGCCGGTGACCTCCGTGCCCTGGGCAGGGATCCTGGACATCATATAGATGTTGCCGATGGCGTCCTGGGCCCGCCCGGTGGCGTACTGCGGGTCGAAGGCCGAGACCACGCCCAGAAACTGGGCGTCCGCGTCGCTCTTGATGGCCGCCAGCGAGCTGGACAGCTGGCCCATGGGGGTGGTCAGGCTGCTGGAGTTGCCGAGGGAGAGGTTGAGGCCACCCCCGAAGGCCGCCTGCATGTCCTGGACCACCCCGGCCAGGTTCTCGTCCGCCGTCGGGATGGAGTAGCCGCTGGCGGTCAGGGTCGGCGTTGGGACGTTGGTCATCCGAAGCTCCTAGAAGGTGACGCCCGCGGCCGCGCCGGTCGCATCGGTGAATTCGAGGGTCCCGGTCACAGCCCCGCCCGAGATGACCAGACCCGTGGCGTGGGCGGAGACGACGCCCGGTACTGTCAGAGCCGCCTGCGCCAGCAGGGCACCCACCAGGGAGGCGCTGAACTGCTGGCCGAACACCTCGGACTGCCAGGGGACGCCCACGGTGGTGTCAAAGTAGACCTCGCCCAGAAAGGTAGAGATGGCCGAGGCCACATCCTGGGCCAGGGCGGCGCCCCCGGTGGCCACGGCCAGGTTTCCCTGGCTGTCGAGCATCAGATCCCAGGTGCTGGGGTTGAGTTGGAGCGTGTTCATACTGGTGCCCCCGTGCTGCTGCCGCCCGCCGTCACGCCGCTGTGGACGTGGGTGTGGAGGCTGGTGCCGTTGCCCTTGATGTCCCCGGTGGCGGTGAAGCTGCCGGTGACGCTGGCACCGGTACCGCCGGAGATCGCCATGCCACCGGACCCGGTGATCAGGCCGGTGGCCTCTACGGTCGCGTCCAGCTTGGTGTCCCCGGTGACCTCGGCCGTGCCGTTGACCTTGAGATTCGCGTTCACGGTGAGCAGCCCGGGCGTGAGCACGGCGCTGCTGCCGCCCAGGACGATGTTAATCCCGGCCTGCGTCACCTGCACGTAGCTGGTAGGGGGAGTGGCCAGGTTCCACCCGCCGAAGTAGAGGGCGTCGGCGAGGCTGAAGCGCCGGGCGCTGGCGGGGCTGGCGGCGGCCCCGGTCGCCTTCACCGAGCTGATGTCCCGGTCGGCGAACATGGCCATGCCGATGTCCCCGACCACGGGGTCGACGATCACTGCGTTGGCACCGCCCTGGATCCGCAGGTAGGGCACGCCGAAGATGGTGGTGTGGCCCTGGGCCGTGCCGTCGCCGGCCACCTGGTTGACCAAGGGCAGGACGTCGACGAACCCGACCAGAAGCCCGGCGCCGGGGTGGACCGCCTTCACCTCGACCAGGGTGCCCACGGACAGCTTGGCCAGCTGCTGCTGGACAAGGAACGACAACTGGTTGAACTCACCGTTACCGGCCTGGATGGGCTGCTGGCCCTGGACTGGAGCGTCGGCCATGTCAGTTCCCTACCCAGGACGCGTTCGCCTTGGAGTCCCAGGGGCCGCCTGGGGTCTCGCTGGTGAGGTGATGCCGGAGTCCGTTGACGCGCCAGGTGCCGGAGACGCCCTGGATCACGGACTGCACCTTGATGGGGCCGCCCAACTTGACGCCTGGATTGTATAGGAAGTCCAATTCCAGCCCCTTTTTCGAAAACGTAGGGTAGCCCTTGAGCCCGGTGGCCGCGGAGATCAGCGGCGCTGTGCCGGCCCGGGCGGTGCCCCGGGGGGCGATGAAGAGGATCCCGTCGTCGACGCCGAACTCGATGCCCGCGGCCTCGGCGACGGCCGCCGCCTGCTGGTACGCCGTGCCAGGCAGGTACGGGTTGTGCAGCTGCGCCTTCACGCCATGGTTCTCGAACTGGTAGCCCATCTGGCTCGCCAGGGTGGACATGATGGAGGCGACCGAGGCTGATCCCTGGTAGCTCTTCGGGGCAACGGGCTTGATGGCCGGATAGTATCCCGCCAGGGCCTCCAGGTGGAAATACAGGCCCGGGGCGCTCTGGTAGTCCACCCATGCCCCGGTGATCTCCCCCTCGAAGGCCGTGGCCATGCCGGAGGCGTCGCCGGCCAGTAGCTGCAGCACGTTCTTGTGCACGGCCAGCGGCTTCTCGCTCTTGGCCGGCAGGGTCGTGAGCATGTTCATGTCGTGCTCGAGCATCCCGTAGATCTTCAGCTTCAACTGGTTCTTCGACGGGTGGCCATGCTTTGAGATCTCAGCCTCCATGCGTAGGCCGGCGAGCTGCACGGTGTTGCCCTTCCCCGGCCCGAACGTCCCGCTGGTGAGCGTGAGGTTCGCCTGGAGGATGCGCTGAATGAAGCTGCTGCCTGCGGTCATGGGGGTCACTTCTGGTAGAGGGTGATGGTGCAGGACTGGCCGCCCAGCACGATGTCCAGCTGCTGCGCGGGCACCGCCTGGAGGGGCACCTGAACGGGATCCGACCCAGTCAGGTAGTAGAGGAGCTGGTAGCGGCCGTCGGGCCCGATGCCGGTGTATTCCGGATCCAGGGAGCCCTGCGAATCGTCGAACGCCAGGTGCCCCTGGAAGCCCAGGTAGGCGGCCGGGTCGATCAGGACGCAGTTCAGGCAGGGGACGCCGATCCAGAGGGTGGTGCCATCGATGGCGAGGTCGCAGTAGATCATGAGTTCGAGTCCGAGTCGGCCTGGGCAATGACGCTGGCCATGGTCCGGGAAGGCGTCGCTGCCGGGGTCTCCGGCGAGGCCTTACCGTTCGTCTGGGTGGAGGCGCTGGCGGGCTGCTTCGGCTTCTTGATGGTGACCGTCGCGTAAGCCGGGGTGACCTCACGGACCTGGACCAGGGACAGATCCACCACCAGGCCGGAGACGCCCCCGTTGCTGCTGGTCTGCTCGTGGTCGTAGCCCTCCAGGGTCACATTGAGATAGGTCTTCGTGGGGGTGACCACGTTGTACAGGTTGCAGGCGGCCTTTTCGGTGTCCAGGGCCGCCTGGAGCGCGGCAACCCGGTCCGGGCCGCCCACCGCGATCCGCACCTTGGTCGCGTCGGGCTCCTGGACCTTGTTGTAGGAGGCGAAGGCGCCCTCCTCGACCGGAAAGGTGGAGACCTTGGATTTCCCGGTCTGCTTCAGGTCCAGCACGCTGTCCACGTCGAAGACCAGCGCGCCGGCCGTGCCGCTCGCGGACCCCGATGCGTAGTACAAGCCCCAGCCGTTCGCCATCAGTAGCCCCCGTCAGCCTGGTCGACCAGAGAATGCGACTTGATGGCCCCGCCGATGCCGGAGGCGATGCCCTGGGGGTCGGTCGCCTGGGTCTGGATGTTGATGGGACCGTTGATGGTGGTCTGTCGGGTGCTGGTGCTGGTGGCATGACTGTTGGAGATGGACGACGGCCGCAGGGCCATGCCAGCGCTCGCCGGCACGCCGGCGTAGGCGTGGGTCAGCCCTGTCACCGCCCCCACGTCGCCGACGGCCGCCTTGACCGCCCCCACTGCGCCCTTCACGTTGCCGTGGAGGACGGCCGCGATGAAGTTCCCCTCCTGTTTGTAGATGTCGACGATGGCCTTCAGCTTCTCCCAGATCCAGTTGAGTGGTGCCATGGCCGATTCCTTCAGGCTCTTCCACATCTTGGCGCCAGCCTTCGTGACGTCGAAGAACGCCAGGGCTGTCCAGTAGACGATGTCCAGGCCGATCTCATGGAACCAGTGGCCCACCTCCTTCCAATGCGCGATGAGCAGGGCGATGCCCGCCACGACGACGCCGATGGCGATCGGGATCAGATCCAGGGGGCCCAGCATTGTCGCCCACGTGTTCGCGGACTGAATTGCCAGCCTGATGGCCTGGGCGTTGACCGCGACGAAGGCTGCGGCAATGCCCAGGATCCCGGCCTTCACCGCGTCGCTGTGCTCAGCCATCCAGGCGGAAATGGCCGTCAGGGCTTTGCCCATCCCGAGGAGCGCAGGCATCAGAACCCCCATCAATTCCAGCCCCACCGTGGCGAAGCTGGCTTTCATGTGGTTCATGGACCTTTCCAGTGCTTCGGCGTTCTTCGCGTCCTGCTCATGGGCTACGCCCAGTTTGAGCTGCTCTTCTATGGCCTTCTTTGTGGCCTCGCCGCCCTCGCTCATACTGCGAACCACGGCTGGGGACATGCCAAAGGACGAGCCGATCTTCAGGGCTTGCATGTCCTTGCCCTGCTCGTGCAACTTGTGCAGTCCCTCGGCCACAGTGGCCAACTGCTCGGCGGGGCTCTCTTTCTTGATCGTCTTGGCGTCGATGCCCAGTGTTTTCAAGGCGTTTTCGGACATCTTGGCCCCCCGAATTTTGGTCCCGACCACAGAGATGGCCTCGCCCACACCCTTGATGGCCGCATCTGCTTCCTCCGCAGTTCCCCCGGCGTCCTTGATCACACCCCGGTATGCCTCGACCGCCTCCATGCTGGTGTGAGCCTCATCCGCCAGCCGCTTGGCAGAGAGGGCGGCTTCATTGGAACTTTTGACGAACTCCACCATGCCGGTGGCGGCCGCCATGATGCCGAAGAACTCAAGGACCGCTTCACCTGCGGACTTAAAGGACTCCTGGATTTTTTCCGTTTGTTCCTTGGTTTTTTCAGCGGCTTCCTTGGCTTCCTTCACCATGGTGTCCCTGATTTTCCGTGCCGCCTTGAATGCTGCGGCCTGGGTCTCCTTGGCTGCTTCCTTCGCAGCGTCGATCTCTTCGGCGCTCTTGCCCTTGGCGGCGGCGATGGTGGCCTTGGCGGCGGCCTTGGCCGCCTTTACCAATTCTTCGTATACCCTTTCCGCTTCCTCCTCGCCTTTTTTAAACTCCTCGGTCTTCATCCCAAGCGTGACGTAGAGGGCATCCAGGATAGTGGCCATTACCGATCTCCCCTTGCCGCATCAGCAGCGACGCGGTCGTTGTGGTTATCTACCCGGATGATTTCCAGCATGTCGTAAAGGTCCTCAAGGCCATAAATCGTTTGAAGTTCTGCGAACGTGGCGAACTTGCGAGAGGCGACTACACCGACGCGCGGCGGGACATTCTCGTAATTGGCGCCACCGTCGAGGCCGTCGTCGCCGGAGAGGTCGAGGGCGCGGCGGCCGGCGAAAAACCCGTGTGGAGCTTCAGCAGGGCGCCCCGTAGCTGGAGCAGGGTCCCCACCTCCTCGATGTCACCGGCGGACTGGTTGATGGGCCGGTTGAAGTCGCAGTTCTTCTTCGGGTCCGGGATGATGCGCACGCAGGTCATCATCTCGTCCAGCAGCGGCTCGACGGATTCCCAGCGGAGCCGGGCCAGGCCGCCGAGGATGCCGGAGAAGACCGCCTGCATGGCGGCCGGAGCCATGAGGGCCTCCATGCCGCCGCCGGCCAGCTCGTCGGGGATCTGCACCCCGGACTCCATGAGGGCCAGGAGCGCCCGGCCGGCCCACTTCTCGGCCTGCATGGCGGGCATCTCCTGGAGCAGGAAGACCTTGCCCTTGTCCCGGCCTTCGGAGGTGATGGTGAAGGGTTCGCTCTTCCGCATCACAGCTCCGTCTTGTCGATGCGTTCGAAGGTGATCTCGTGGGTGAGGGGGTCCCGCACCTTCTTGCCGTCCGCGACGTCCTTGTAGTCGGTCAGGAAGCCCCGGTAGCAGCTATATTCCTCGCCGGCCGCGTTCATGGTGACGGTCATGCTGCAGGGGATGCTGTCCACTGGAGGCGTGTTCTCCGCATTGGCCCAGTCGTCGAAGACCTGCTGGCTCTCGGAGCTGGCCTCCAGGTGGAGCTTCACCACCCGGGGCTGATACTGTCGGCCGGCAGAGAGGACACCATCGACGCCCATCCGGACGATGTTGCCCTTGAGGCTGCCCACGTCGAAAATGTCGTCGGTCTTCCATCCCTGGAGCTGGACGCCCTGGTCGTAGACGCCCGGGATCACCAGGATGATGACCGCGTCGAGAGAAGTGAGGGATCTGGTCATGAAATCTCCTTACTGGATGTAGATCGAGCCGACGTTCAGGGTCTGCAGGCCGAAGGCGCCGGTGTACCAGAACAGGCAGGGTGGCGTGGTGGTGGGACTCGACGGCGTGTTGACCTGGAAATACCAGCCGACCTTGTTCAGCGTCTTGTCGATGGCCTGGCCGGCCTGGCTGTTCACCAGGGCGATCTGGGTGCTGGTGAGGGTGACGCCGGTCTGGATGACGCCCGCCTTCAGGGCGCTGTCGAACAGGCTCTTGCAGGCCGCCTTGATCAGCGCGTAGCCGGCGGGGTCGTTCGGGATGCTGTTCGCCCCGGTGAACAGGTTCATTTCGCAGAGCTGGATGTTGGCGTTGAGCCAGATCGCGTCGACATAGGCGCCGATCTGGTCGTAGACTCCGCTGATCTGGCCCGGGTAGAGGATGTTCCACTGGGTGGCAGCGGTGGCGTAGGTGCCGACGTAGTTCCCGCCGTTGGCCACCACGTTGGCCGCGGTCACGGCATCGGTGACACTGGGGGTGAGGGCCGCGTTCGGGGTCTTGAACTGGTGGTCCAGCCGGCCGTTGCTCACCCCGTAGTTCGTCGAGGCGGTCAGGGACAGCTCGAAGGCGCACTCCTGGGGGGTGAGGAACCAGCAGGTGCCACCGACGCTGTTCTGGGTCAGCCAGTAGCCGAAGCCTGTGTACGAGGCGTGCGCGCCCCGGGCGGTGGCGTCCGTGGTATACGGCACGTAGTAGAACTGGGTCGGATAGCCCGAGCACCAGGTGGCGAAGGCCTGCTTGTCGGTATCGATCGGCTCGAAGGCGTGGCCGAAGCCGGCCCAGTTCGAGGTCTGGGCCACCAAGGCGGTCATGGCGGCCGCCGGGGTCATGGCGGCGCTGCCCTGCGAGAGGGTGCCCGCGTTGCCCGAGGCCAGGCCCAGCGTCGCAGCCAGGGTGCCGGTGGCGTAGGTGATGGTCGAGGTCGCCCCGGTGGTGCCGCTGGTGACCACGAACGCGTTGTAGAGCGAGGACCAGGTCACCGCGGCGGAGCCGGACAGGCCCAGGGCCGTGGTGAGCAGGGCGGCCGCGTTCGAGAACGAGGTGGCCGCGGCCAGGGTCACGGTGGCGAAGGTCTTGGCCACGCCGTCGATGGTGATGGTCAGGGTGCCGCTGGTGATCGCCTGGATCTGGGCCAGGGTCAGGCTGGACGTCGCGCCGACCAGGAACGCCGCGCAGGCAGTGGTGGCGTAGCGGCTGAAGATCAGCGCGGTGGGGGTCTGGGTGCCGATGGTGAAGCCGGCGAAATACACCTGAGCCATCTGGTATTCCAGGCAGTTGCTGGTCATCGCGCTGGAGGTCGCCTGGGTGAAGCCGGGGCCGGAAATGGTCACGGTGCCGATGCCAGTCACGCTGGAGTAGGTGCCGATGGCGGTGATCACGCTGCCGGGCGGCACGCCCACGGCCTGGGCGCCCTGGATCTGCTGGCCCACCGCCAGTGCCCCGGAGATGGTCTGGGTTACGGTCAGGGTGTTGCCACTGCAGGTGCCGGTGAACGAGCAGCTGTAGTTGCCGAAGTAGGCCAGCACCGCGGCCAGGTTCGGGAACGACATCGGGGTGCCGACCGGCAGGTAGGGATACTGGCTGAGGATGACCCCGTTCAGGGTCTCCTGGGCGCCGCCCCCGGAGACCACGCTGGGCGTGACGGAGATGAGCTGCTTGACGGGAATGGACATGGGCGCCCTCCTAGGGCTTGGTGAGGATGTCGAGGATGGTGGGCTTGGGGACGGTCAGGAACGTCATGGGCGCGGCCATGGTCGGGTTGGACTGCATGTGCAGCAGGACGATCCACCGCTCCTCGTACTGCTCCTCGCCGTTGATGCCGGACAGCTCGACGGGGTCATCGGCCCAGAGCGGGGTGAGCCCGTAGGGCGCCAGGAAGGCCACCGCGAGGGGGGACTGCCACATGGTGGCGATGACGTTGGCCCAGTCGCCCGAGGCGGTGCCGTAGCAGTCGGCCTGGATCTGGAAATCCTTCGGGGTGGTGGTGGTGACGGTACCGCCGGTGCCGCTGTATATGACCGTGTTCGCGCCCTGCCGCTTCTGGGTTTTGTGCAGCATGTTCACGAAGCCGGTCTTGGGGGCAGCGCTCCGGTTCTGAAGCTCCTGAACGACGGCGGCTGTGCCGAGGCCCAGGGTGTCCATCAGCCAGGCCTTCAGCCCGGTGAAGACCTGGGCTGCGGTGATGGAGGGCGTATAGGTCATGAGAGCTGCTGGATGAGGCCGACGGCGGACCAGTCGGGCCAGGATTCGAAGACGGTGGCCACCAGCCAGATCGTGCCGTCGGGCAGAGTCAGGAGGTCGCCGCCGGAGCCGGAGGCGCGCACCACACCGTTGATGTCGCCCCGGCAGTAGGCCTTCCTGGTGACGCCCTGGATGCCCAGACCGTTCAGGTGCTGCAGGTCCTTGCCGGAGAGCGCCTGGACGTTGACCAGGCCTGAGGCAGTCGTGTAGGTCGGCACCAGGCTGCCGTCCGGCTGGGGAGTGCTGCCGGTGCTGGTCCGGATGGTGGCCACCACCGGCGGATTGACGGCACCGGTGCAGCTGGAGGCGAGCCCGTGGAGGTTCATGCCTTCACCGGCCCAGGGAACCGCTCCCCGTCCACTTCATAGGCTACGGCGCGCAGCATGACCTTGGTGTCCTGCAGGGTGGCCTGGGCGCCGCCCTTGAAACCCTTGCGGTCGATGGTGATCTGCTTGTCGGGCGGGTCATTAAAATTGACGATCTCCATCTGTAGGTCCTGGGCGATGGACTCCCCGAGCGACTTCATGACCTGGCCCATGTCGCCGTTGTTGAACCGGTGCAGGGCCTGGAGCCGGCGCGCCCAGTCGGGGGACTTCTCGGCGAGCATCTGGCTAAAGAACGGCCGCGCGACGGTTCGCACCGCCGGCCCGCCGGCCTTGGGAGCCCGGTGGAGGTGGCCGTACTCGTTCAGGGCGGCCACCTGGGCCACCGGGGTGCCGTCGGGATACGTCGCGCCTTCCAGGAAACCGATGCGCAGCTGCAGGTTCTCGCCCGCCTTGCTCATCATCTCCTGGAGCTTGGCCTTGAAGGCGGCCCCACCGCCCAGTCCCCCGATTTCCATCAGCACCTCCCTCCCGGCGACAGGTAACGGAAGCCGCGGTATCGCTGGGTGGCGCGCCAGAAGCTCGCGCCGTACTTGGTCTGGTTGAACCAGGCGGCGCTGCCGGTGGGGGCGTCCATCTCCGCGGTGACCTTGACGGTGCCCTCACTAGCGTCGGTGATGCGCCCCACCAGCGCCTGGGATCCGCGCTCGCTGCTCGCGTCGTAGAGTTCAGCGATGTGGGCGGTGATCATGTGCATGAGCAGGCTCTGGGTGTTCGCGTCCCCCACCGGCCCACTGCCGGTATTGTTCAGGTACAGCCCGGCCTCGGCGAAGTAGCCGGGCGCCGTGGTCGCCGCGATCCCCGCGAATTCCGGGTAGCGCTGCGACCAGTAGATCGGGTTGAAGGACGCGACGAAGCCCATGGGCTACACCAAGCCTTCCTGGGACGGCAGCTTGTCGAGGGCCTTCTTCATCTCTTCGGCGGGCCCGACACCGCGGCCCGGCTTTTTGGGGTCGATCCCCTCCAGGCCGGTGCGGTTGTCCTTGCGTTCCCGGGCCATGTCGCGGCCGGAGTTCTTGTTGTCCGCCGCGAAGAGGTGCTCCTTCTCGACCGGCTCCAGGTTCTGGTGCTCCTTGAACCACTGGTCCCAGAAGTCCTTCGGGATCCGAGTGGCGCCGTGCCCGCAGACCACCGGCACATCGGAGGGCTGCTTGTTGATGGGGCCGTTGATGCGGATGGTGTGGTCGACGCCGTCAGCGGCCTTCACCGTGAGGTGAAATCCGTTCGGGATCTTGCAGTAGACGATGACAGTTTCGGCCATGGATCACACTCCGAGCATCTGCTGGACGCCGGTGGGCTGGTAGAGAATCGCCCCCCAGGTCCCGCCGGACTTCTTCTGTTTGAAGGACGAAGAGTCGCGAACCACCGCGTGGGCGCGCATCTTCAGGTTGAAGGCGGTGGTGACCACGTCGTCGCCGTTCAGTTCGTCGGCGAACAGCTGCACCAGGTTCCCGGAGGTGGTCGCGTACTGCACGGCCGTCTCCACGTGGAGCTTGGGGAAGTTCTTCTTGATCATGTCCATGACGGACACGTTGTACTGGGTGACCTTGGTGAGGTTGACCTCGCTCCCCGGGCCCATCGCCAGGGTCATCGGGGTGGCCATGTTCACCATGCCATTGGTCGCCTGGATGAGCTGCTGGACCAGGTAGACGATGTCGGCATAGATGCCGAGGGCGTCTTTCTGGACCCACAGGTAGACCGGCACGCCGTTGATGCTTTCCGCGAGGGGGGCCACCGCGGCCGGCAGGTTGGGGTCGTTGAGCAGACCGAAGTTCTGGAGACCGGCAAAGCCGTAGAAGTAGCTGTAGTTCTGGAACTCGGCCATCACCTTGGCGGACGCAAGGTTCTTGCGGTTCGCGGCGTCGATTTTGGCCAGGCCAGCGCGCTCCAACTCCAGCTCGCCCCATTCGGTCTGGGTCTGGAAGAGGTAGCTCTGCCGGGGAACCCAGTTGACCTGGAAGTTCGCCTCGCCGGCGGAGGAGTAGTCGTCGTAAGAGGCGACCATGCCGTTGGACTCGATGACCGGGAATTCCCAGATCATCTTGGTCCAGTCGCCTTTCAGTTCTTCGCGGGCGATTTTGGTGGCATTCAGCGGGGCGGTGTAGACCTCGATCATCTTGGGGTCGATGACGGTGGTCAGGAACTGCGGAATGCCGGCGTTGCTGGAGGTGATGGCCAGGGGCTGCGCGGCGTCGTAACCGAACCGGCCGCGCACATCGAGGCCGAATTCACGCTGGGCGGCGTCCATGGCCACGTCCAGGCGCCGGCCCCACTCGGGGCGCTGCTCGACCACGGCATCCGGCAGGACGATGGCGAAGTCCTCCTGGAGCCGGTCGAAAATGAGGTCACGATTGGTTTTCATATAGGGTCGCAGCATGCTAGAACCTCGTTCCGATGATGGCCAGCTCGCCCTCGTTGGCCTGGGTCTGGAAATACCAGGGGGTCTCGATCCAGGCGGAGGCGGTGACGGTGCCGCTGGCGAGCGTTCCGGGGGTGGTGGAGACGGTGTAGGTGCCCACCCCGCCGGTGGTGCCGGTGAGCTGGTTCACGATGTAGGTCCCGGCGGCCAGGCCCGTGGTGCTGTCGGTGAGCAGCTGCCCCGGGGTCAGCACGCCGTTGGTCACGGCGGTGACGGTCATCACGTTGGTCGCCATGGTCGCGGTGACGGTGGCGCCCCCGACAGAACCGGCCGCAGTGCCGGTCAGCGATTCAGTGTAGACGCCGCCGACGGTGATGGTCTCGGTGCTCTCGGTGGTGACGGCGGCCGATAGCGTGTAGGTGCCCGCTCCGCCCGATCCGGTACCCAGGGCCGAGATGTAGACCGGGGAGGTGATGCCGGTCCCGGCGACGAGCTGGCCCACGGCCAGGATGCCATTGGCGCTGGTCACGGTCATCTGGGTGCCGTTGAGCGACGCCTGGATGGTGAACGTGGGCAGAGCGTTGGGCAGGCTCAGGTTGTAGGTGCCCACCCCGCCGGTGCCGGTGCCCAGGCTGGCGATGCGAGCGTTGATCGGGACACCGATGCCGGCGAGCAGCATGCCCACACCGAGCGAGCCGGAGGCGACACTGGTCACGGTCAGGACGCCGGCAGCGCTGATCCAGCCGGAGAACGCGCCGGCGCTGCCGGACGGGTAGCTCGGGAACGAGCCGGAGGCGGCCGGAACCACGGAACCGTCGAACAGGTTGGCGAACACCTTGTTGCCGCGCAGCGCGTTGGCGTAGTTCGAGCGGGCGAAGAAGTCGCCCCGGTTGAAGGCGGTGGCGGGGGCGCCCGGGGGGATGTTGATCCCGTTCGGATTCAGCAGGTTGCTGTTGTTGCCCAGCAGGGTGTTCATGACGAAGCCGTCGGGGACGGACGGGACGCCGCCGGGGGCGTAGTTCGTCAGGACCTGGCCGTTGCTGGAGACCCAGGCGAACCGGCCGATGTTCAGGCCGTTCACGAGGTCAGCGATGAGGGCGGAAGCGAGCTGGTTCCCGCCCACATCGCTGAGGACAGCGGCGATGGGGTTGCTCGAAGCCTTCGCGCCTTCGGTTCCGATGGGGGAGCTGACGTTGACAGAAGTCTGGAAACCCATGGCTTACCTCCGGATCCGGTCAGGGTTGAAACGCTTGGCGTAGGCCTCATCGCCCTTGGAGTCCTGGGCCAGCAGGCCCACGGGGGCGGGCTCGTTGTCCAGGTTCGCGGCCAGGCGCTGGAACAGCGGGCCGAAGGCGACGGCGGGCAGGCCTTCGAGGTCCACCTTCATGTGGTCCAGGGCTAGCCGGTAGACGGCCTCGGCGGTGGTCTGGCCGCGCACCCGGCCGATGATGGGCTCGACGTCGTCCTCGGCCTGGCGCACGGCCTGCATGCGCTGCATGGTCGCGTCGGCGGAGATACGGATGGCGGCGTCCATGGCGGGCTTGCCGATGGTCGCGGCCTTGGGGTCATTGGGATCGGGGGTCACGGGTTTTCCTTTCGCAGGGGGGAAGCCGTCGGCGGCCGGCGCCGGCGAGAGCTTGTCGAGCAGGGCCGCCACCTGGGACATGACCTCGTCGGGCAGGTTCTGAGCCTGCAGCAGGGCGAGCAGGGCCTTGCCGGCCTCGTCGCCGTCGCTGCTCATGTCGTCGTCATCGCAGGTGGGCGGGACGGGCGGGACGGGCGGCTTCTTGTCGTCGCCCATCTCGGGCTCGTCGCCGGCGCCATCCTCCAGGCTGTCCAGCAGGTCCGTGATGTCGTCGAGGGACGCGTCCTGGGCCAGGCGCGGGGCGAAGGCGGCCTTGATGTCCTCGGCCAGCTTGGCCTTCTGGGACTTGTAGCCCTTGGCGGTGATGGTGGCGACCAGGGGCGTGAGGTCGGAGACCTTCAACTTCTGGTCGGTGGCGAGGCTGTGCGGGATACGGCCCAGGAGGGCCCCTCGCACGGCGATCGCCCTAGGGGAGAGCTTTTTCTTCATGGGGGATTTCTCCTTGTGGGATTTGGGTTTGGCGTCGGCGACGAGCACGTCGGGACCGGCCCGCCCCTCGTCCACGAGCGCCACGTGGTTTCCGCGCAGCTTGCGCATCACGCCGTCATAGGCGACTCCTTCGTAGGTCCCCGGGGTCATGTCGAGCACCCAGCGGTAGGCGCAGGACAGCTCCACCTGTTCCCGGGTGTCGATCCGCTTGATGGCCGCGGCGTCCCATACGACGAGGCTGTTCTGCAGGTAGGGCTTCATGAACCGGGCTTCGTTCCCGGTGGACCCGACGATGACTTCCTTCAGCTCGGGGTTGACACCCAGGTCCTCGGCACTCAGCGGTTCGTGGATGTCCGTGAGCGGGAGGCCGTTGAACGTGGACGCTCCCAGCTCCAGCTCCTTGGGGTCCCGCAGCAGGAAGTAGACCCGCTTCGGGTCGACCACCACGCCGGCCTCCTGGGCGATGTCTGCGATCTCGCTGCCGTTGTATGGGCAGACCATCGCCTTGCTGATGTTCGAGACGGCCACATGCAGCCATCCGTTCTCGTCGGTGAACCGCTGGCTCTTGTCCAGGGCGAGGATGATCCGCTCGTTAGGCTTCATCGCCGTCCTCCTCGCCCAGGCCCGGGATGCGGCCCTCGGAAATACAGCCACAGTTCGGTTCCTCGCCCGGCTGGACGAACTTCCCCACAGCGTCATCCCAGAAGCCCACGGCGGTGTCATAGATGCCGCCGTTCTCATGGGCGGCGGCTTCGTGGGAGTCGCGCGGGTGCTTGCTGGCCAGGGTGTGGATCAAGCGCGACTTCGTGATGCCCAGATCGAGCTTGCGCACCCGGTTGAACACGGCCGTCGCCTTGTTGTTCTGGTCCCGGGCGATGAAGGCGGCCCGGCGCTTGGTGATCTCGTACCGCTCCTGGAGGTCCTTGGACAGCTGCCCCATGTCGTGGCCGTGCTGAACGCTGCGCAGCACCAGGCCCTCGACGTCGTCCAGGTGCTGGGCGGGGATCGACTTGATGAGGTGGACCTGCTCGTGCCGCACGGCCTGGTAGGCATCGTTCATGGGCCGGGTCGCCTGGAACTTGACACTGAAGCCGGCCTTGCGCAGGGCGGACTGCAGGGCGACGTCCTGGTGCCGCAGGGTATCATCGGTGAAGTGCTTGGCCAGGGTGTCCGCCCCGTCCTTAAACCGCTTCGTCCACCGCCGACGCAGGGCCGCCACGACCTTGCGCCCGTCGCTGGCGGGGCTGGCGTCCTTGGCCAGGAGCGCATGGGGAGGGTTCGCCGCCCAGGCCTTGGTGACGGCGCGCAGCACGTCCTTGTGCATGGCGTCGATCTCGGACACCAGACGCTTGAGGTAGGCCGCCTTCACGCCCAGGTTCGGGCCGACGGCGGCGACGCGGATGGCCTTCGGGCCCGGGGCGCGGAGCTTCACAGGGCACCCATGGGCTTCTCGAGGCCTTCGGTCTTGGCGAGCAGGGGATCCTTGCCCATGACCAAGGCCGGGTCGGGGTCGGGCAGCTCAGCGTCCACATCCAGGCCTTCGTAGCCGGAGTCGGGATCCTTGGCCATCTTGGCTCGGTGTTCCTGGGCGCTGATGACGGTGGCGGCGATCAGCTCCACGCCAGCGTCGGCGTCGGCCTTGCGGATCCGCGCCAGCTTCTCGGCGTCGGGCTGCCACAGGGGCTCGAAATCGAAAGTGATGTCGGGGTCGATGACGCCGAACTTGCTGAGCTGAATGATGCGGATGACCTTCTCCAGCGGCTCCCGGAAGATGGCCTCCTGGCGGTCGTGGATCAGGTCGTAGAACACCCGGATCTCGCCCTCGCTGGACGCGTTGAGCCCGGAGGGGGAGATACCGGTGAGGATGATCAGGGGCAACTGGCTGACGCTGCAGATGTGCTCCAGTGCCTGGGCCTGGAGCTTGTCGAGGCCGTTGATCGGCGCGTTGTATTGGAAGAATTCTTCCTTTTCCTTGTCCAGGAGCAGCAGGCCGAAGTTATCCCGGGCGGCCGCGAAGAACTCGGCGCGCCCCAGCAGATCCTCACCGTCTCCGCCCTGCAGCACGTCGCCCATGCTGGTCCGGATGCCCGAGGTGCTGTAACCCTGGATCATGCGGTTGACGTTCTGGCGCGTGGACAGCCAGTTCTCGACCGTCTCCATGATCAGCTGGGACATGGACATGCCGCCGAAGTTGTAGCTCGGCTTGAGCAGGTCCGGGACGGGCTGGCTGTTGAAGGTGAGCAGACGGCTGTCGTGCACCTTCTGCCCGAGCACGAACCAGCTGCGGGGCACGTAGAAGTCATCGGCCAGTGGATCCGAGCTGTTGTATTCGAAGGGGCTGGTGTAGAGCGGCTCGACGGACTTCAGGCCCTGGAAGCTGTCGCGGGGGATCTTGTAGCGGGACTCCAGCAGGGGCGAGGCCAGCTCCTTCTGTGTCCGCCGCGCGTCCTTGATCTTCACGTAGAGCTGGCCGCGACCGAAGAACCCATCATGGATGGCGGCCTGCCGGAACCAGCCCCGCACCTTGTGCTTCTCCAGCTCCTGTTTGATGACCTGGATTTCCGCGTCTTTCTTCTGGTTCGACTCGCTCTTGAGCCCGATCCACTTGCGGGTCATCTCGAAGGCCACACGCTGGGTGGCGTTGCGGTATTCCGCGCGCTGGGTCAGCTCAGAAAGGAACGGGTAGCCCAGGAACCCCAGGCCGGTCTGCGCCTGGTTGAGGTAGGCGAAATTCGAGGCCTGGGACGCGTCCATGGCGAGCCGTGCCTTCTCCGGGACCACGCCCGGGGGCAGCTGCGGCAGGCCCCACGGCATGGCCGGGCGGTCGACCTGGGCGGCGCGCATCCGAGCGAGGAGGCCGGGGTCAATCGTCAAGGTTTGGCCTCTCGCAGGTCGTCGGGGCAGAAGTCGGGCACGATGCAGCCCTTCCCGCGCAGGAAGCCCCGCAGCTCGGAGTAGGCCTTCTCGGTGCTGTTCTGGCGCTTGTCGAGCTTCGCGATCTCCCCGAACGCGACCTCAATCCGGTCCACGACCATGGTCTGCAGCAGCCCCTTGACCTGCTCCAGCTGCTGCTCGCGGTCGCGGTCGCGGGCGGTCCGGTCAGCCCGGAGCGTCGCCCACACCGTGATTGCGGATGCCGCAATGGCTGCCAGGATCGTGAGGAGGTTCGCGAGGTTCATGCTCAGGCCTGGGGCGCGGCGGGAGCGACCCAGCCCTGAACTGGCGTGGTGGGGGCGCCGGCATCCGCCTGGGCGGCCGGCGCGCTGGTCACCGCCGTGGTAGAGGCGGCGGCAGCCGCGAGGGCCTTCTCCAGGGTCTCGATCCGGGTGATGAGGGCCTTGACCGAGTCGGCGGTGGCGTCGGCCACCTTCTTGACCTCGGCGGCCACGGCCTGCTCGACCTGAGCCTTGACCTTCGCCTCGTCCTTGGCGAACGCGGCCTTGACCTTGCCCCAATAGGCAGCCGCCTTGGCCTTGATGGTGGGCCAGAAGTGGACCAACAGGGCCACGATGAGGCAGACGGCGGCCCACGCGAAGTGGGTCAGGTGGGAGGTGATGATCTCGGGCATGGGGGTGTCCTCAGAAACGCCAGCCCAGGCGGGCGGAGGCGTCGATGGTTGCGTTTCCGGCGGGAAGCACGCGGCGGACCACGTCCACGCCGGCGCGGATCGGGCCCAGGTCGCGCTCCACGAACGCGCCCATGGTCTGGCTGGTGCCGTAGACGATGCCCGCAGCCCAGGGCCGCGCCGGCACGATGGCCGCGCGCAGAGCGCTGGCCTCCTGCTGGAATCCCTGGGCCGCCTGGGTCAGGCTGGTCACGGACGCCTGCAGGTCGGCATTCTGGGCCTCCACCACGCCGTTCTCGGTGGCCTGGTCGGTGATCAGCTGGGCCTGGTCCTGCTCCACAGCCGATGCCACAGGCGCCGCAGCAGGTCCAGTGGATCCGGAACCGGCAGGCTGAACAGGCTGGGCGGCCCGGCGAACCTCATCAGCCTGTAGCCGGGCGCGGTCCGCATCCACCTTGGTATGCGCGGCCTGCTTCGCCGGTTCGAGCGTTTGCGCGACCTGGCCACTGGACACCCCCTTGCTCAAGGCGGCCGTGGTCGGCGCGTCGATCTTGTTGGCCTGGGCGACGGCAGCGGCCGCCCCGTGCCCGCGGGCGGCCCAGCCCAGCCACGCCCCGGCGGCGAAGACCACGGCGGCAACGAGGATGTATCCTCGGGCGGTCACTGCGGGCCCCCGTCCGGCGCGCCCGGGGTGCGGTGGACGTAGCCCGCGAGGCCCGCCACAAACGCGCCCAGGCCGAGCAGCGCCGCCTGGGTGCCGCCGTCGATCCCGTCCGCGCTGATCTGCCGGGCCGCCGCTTCAGCGATCCGCAGGAAGGCCAGCATCATCGTCCCAGCTGCCAGCAGCACCACTACCTTCTGCGGGCTCTCCGCGCAGTCCGTCCGGCTCAGGCGGACCAGGAAACTCCGACTCTCCGGAGAGGTCGTAGCCGTAGGGGTTGCAGGTTGGACAGGAGCAGTGCATGGGTCAGGCATTCGGCACCCGCGCGGCGCGCCGGAGCCAGTCAGCCAGGAACTTCGCATCCGCCGGCTTCTTGGCGACGATGGCCCGGTAGTGAGTGCTGGAGGCCTGGGCCAGCCGGGCCAGCAGTGCATTGGAGTCCTGGGCGTTGCAGGCCGCCTGGGAGGCAGGGCCCCATGCACCGTCAACGGTTACGCCCAGGACTTTCTGTGCCAGCTCCACGGCAGTGCCGGAGCCCATGTTCACGCCCATGTCCAGGATCTTCGTAGCCACGGGCTGGGCGGCGATGCCGTCGTAGCGCCAATAGGCCAGCCGGTAGAAGGTGGCGATCTGGTCCGGCGTCAGGGCCCAGGTGTCGCCCGGGAATCTCAGCTCCGGATGGCGGCGGTTGAAGTCCGCCAAGGCCGGGGTGCTGACGCCACAATTTGTGCGGCCGCCGGAATCGCCCGGGATGTTGCACTTCCCGCCGTGTGGGAGGTTGGCCCCCTCATTGTCGAGCACATAGGGTAGTGCGCGCATGAACTCGGACATCGGGACCTCGGATGCCCAAGACTCACGCCCCGGGAACGGCCCTGCACGCCACTCCCAACCACTCCCTGCCACTCCTGCGTACTTAACTGGCCCGGGGGGTATCCCGCTCGGCCAGGACGCTCTCCAGGTCCTCCAGGTCCACCTCCGGCCGCCGGCCCCGGCCGCGCTTCCCGTTCGGGTTGCGGAAGTGCACCTGGGCCATGCCATCCTCGGGGATCCACTCGTCGAGGAACTGGCGCCGGCCAATGCCAGCCAGCTCGGCCGCTGTCTTGGGGTTGATCCAGGTCGTCATCGGCGCATCCTTCCCAGCAGGCCGGGGTTGATCTTGATGGGCCCGGCAGGGTCGCCGGACAGTTCGGTGAGGGCCCACACCAGGGCGTCCAGGCGGTCGGGGCTGTCGGTGCTGGTGGCGGGGTCCCAGTCGCACAGCTGGTCCTCCAGCACCGGGAAGGCGCCCACGTGGTGCACCCGGTTCTGCTCGTACAGGGCGGAGATGGGCTCGGCGCGGATCGCCTTGCCGCGCGAGGCATGCACGGCCTTGTAGCTGGCGTTCAGCCCTACCTTCTTGCCCTCGATCTCCACGTGCCGGATGATCGTCTCGATCAGGTCGCCGCCGTTGTTCACCTCGCCGATGATGCGGTCCGCCTTCTGGCGCAGATAGGCCATCACCAGCACCCGGGCCCAGCCGTCGGGCGAGGCCGACAGGCTCAGGTCATCCAGCACGTAGAAGTGCGGCGGGTTCTCGGCGCCCAGGCCGGCCACGATGATGCCGGTCTCGTCGCTGTCCGCGTTCGAGGTGACGGCCGGGTCGGCGGCCACCACGATGCGGCGCAGCTCGGGCATCTTGGTGACCCGGTTGGTGTCGAAGTTGCCCCGGTGCCACAGGGCGCCCGGGTTGTCCTCCAGGATCTCGCCCTCCAGCTCCTGGCGGCCCAGGCGGGTCCCGGCGTACTTGTTCACGATGAAGGTGAAGAACTCGGGCGCCAGGTTGGCCTTGTTGTCCAGGCTCCGGCCGTTCGTGATGGTCGTGGTCTTCGCGGCCGCAATCTCCCGGATCAGCTTCGTGGGCCGGGGCGTGGTGGTGATCACCCCGCGCGGGTGGTCGCCCAGGCGCAGGCCGAACTGCAGTTGGTCCCATGCGTCGGGGAAGCGCCAGGAGGCCAGCTCGTCCACCCATGCGCCGTCGTGCTGGGGGCCGCGCAGCAGGTCCGGCTCGTCGGCGCTGTACACGGTCGCCAGGGCCCCATTCGGCCAGGTGATGCGGCGCTTGCTGGGCTCGTACTTGGGCCTTTGCCAGGAGGGGCAGATGGCCAGCAGGCCGGACTCGCCTTCGACCATCACGTCGCGGGCATCGGCCGCGGTCCGGGCCACCAGGGCGAACCGCCCGCGCCGGCCGGCCTCCACCTCGCCGCGCACCCACTCGGCGCCGGTGCGGGTCTTGCCCCAGCCACGACCAGCCTTGATCAGCCACCAGACCCAGTCGCCGGCCGGGGCCAGCTGCTCAGGGCGCGACCAGAAGTCCCACCGGTAGCGCAGGGCCGGGCCCATGCGCGCGAGGAATGCCTCCTGCTCGGCGGCGGGCAGCTGCAGGAACGCTTCGGCCATCGACGTCATGCCATCCCCAAGCGGCGGCGCAGGTCATCCATGGCGCCGTCCAGGTTCGGCCCTGTCTCCTCGTCCGGCTTGAGCGGGTGGCCGGCGGTGACCAGGGACACGCCCACCCGGCTGAGGTTGTGCGAGAGGGAGCCGTAGGTGGCGAGGTTGAGCAGCTCCACCTCCCTGCGCTCCGCCTTGACCTCGGGATCCTCCAGCCGGTCCATGGTCTTGTCGGCCAGCTTCGCCAGGCGGTGGGCGGTCCGGGTGTTCAGGGCCGTGACGGCGGCCAGGTTCGCGGCGGTGGTGCGCATGTTCGCGGCGAGGTCGCGCACCGTCAATTGCGCGGATACAGGCAGCGCAGCAACTTCATCCTCAACCGTAGCTAGCCTTTTTGCAGTGGTTTGGATTTTTGCCACGCGCGCAGAAAAGTAAGCTCGCAGGCTGGACTCCGCCATCCCGAATTCCCGGGCGAGAGCGCGGCAGGATTCCCCGGCGGCCATCCTGCGCTGGACGTCGGCCTTCTGGTCCTCGGTGAGCTTCGACTTCCTGCCCATCAGGCCGCCCATCCCGGCGCCACCGCCCGGCTGTCCACGAACCGCACCTGCAGCTCCTGGGCCGCGAAGACCTCCACCTCGTGGACGAAGGTCTGGAACTGCTCGTCGTCCATGTCCGTGGTGCTCATGGGGTAGCTGCCGCCGAGGGGATGATCGATCCGGGGCGCGAACCGGTCCTTGAACTCCTCATGCCAGACCTTGGGAGCGTATTGGCGGGTGCCCTCGACCCACACCTGCTCCGCGATCTGCTTCAGGACCACGCCCCAGTAAAACGCATTGGCCTGCACACTCCGTTTGGTCTTTTCTGGGGAGGCAGAGATGGAGAGCGGCCTGCCAACGGCGGCCATCTGGCGCCAGTTCAATTTCAGGTAGGCATAGAGCGCATGGGCGTCGCCCTCCTCCCTGAGGACAAAGGTTTCCGGCTTCATTGTTTCGCCTCTTTCTCGTCCCGGTCCGCACCTCTCGCCGGTCGATTGCGATTCAGGCTGCATTGCTTGCAGAACCTTCGACCGTTGTAAATCCTCGTGTTCTCGGGGGAGTATTCATGTCCATGTGGGCAATGAGTCCTCTCCCGCGTGTTCTTCCCGGCATTGCCACGCCGCATATTCTCGGCCTGGGTAACAGGCTCAAGGTGTTCAGGATTGCAGCAGGATGGGTTCCGGCAGAGGTGGTCGATCTGGAGTCCTTCCGGGATCTTCCCGACGAGCAACTCGTATGCGAGCCGGTGGGCATACACCATCCGGGGTCCACTCGGCCAAAACTCGCCATACCCGGCAGCGGTTTTCATTGCCGTCCAGACCCAGCAGCCATTCGGGCCGTCCTTGTCGACCTTCGCCCAAAAGCGGGACTCCATATCGGGCTTCATCGGGGCACCTGCTGCGAGCGGTTCT